TTTTAGAGAAAATTTCAAAATTTTAAATTTTGAAATTTTAGCTTTCCGACTTGCCTAAGTCGAGTAGACTATGTTTTACCATCGTGGATGGAAGGCACTATCTAACTAAAACAATTATATATATGAATCGAAAGCTATTCTTAGCACCAGGTCGTAACACGATACCGTTAAAGTCGAAATCACTATTTAAGAATGTAGCAACAGGAGTAAAGATAACGTATGATGCATTCCAGAGTTTACCTCCTGACGAACAAGCCGGATACGTTAATGCCATCAAAGATGGAATTAAAGGTATTCAAGGGGCTGCAATGGGAAAGGGAGGCGGAAAAGGCCGATCACACCCATCTAGATCAAAATCAAGTTCAAGTTCGTCAAGTGACTCTGGATCAATGTGGAATGGAGGAGGTGGAGCCGGCTATTCATTATCGAAAGCGCCGCAACCGCAAGACATTCGTCTTAACAGTCCGATTAATCCTAATGTTTACGTTAGTGATTATCTTGATTCTCAGTATAATAACTGTTCTCCGTTACATCTATCTGCTGCGAAAATTGAAATACCGTCAACAAGTTCTTACGAACTTTACAACTATTTCATTAAAGTTATTACCCCTGATATTCAAAGCAGAGCGCAAGCGAATGTTTCATTCGCGCTGGATATAACTAATAAATTCAGCTCTAATATGATACTTGAAGGTATTAATGCAGTGGCGGAAGCGTTACAAATTTATTACTATTATTTAAGTATTATTACGTATCATTCAAATACTTCTAATAATAATGAAGGGATGATTGCGCTAAGATCTGTTATAACAGCCGACAATCTTGAATCACTTTCTAGGTTAGCTAGAAGATTACTGGATACACCTGTTCCACCAAATCTATTTCAATTAATTAGATATATGGCTGGCAATTTCATCACAGGTCGTAATCCAGGCTCACCACTTATTAAAATTGCACCCATTGAATTAAATCCAACGGGTATGCCTAAGACAGACGTGATTGAGCAATGCCTTGACAGATTATCGAGTGGAGATAATGTTTCATTTTATTCTCTTCTGAGAAGAGCAGTACCTCAATGGGTTCCAGCAACATTAGCTGATGTGCCTGATGTACCTGTGTATGATGAAAACTTTCTAACCATATTCGCTAATTTGCCATTTACATCAGTATTAAATGGATCAACAACAGTGAATTACTACCCCGTAGCTTCAAAAGGGCAAAGAAGTGACGAGATAATGTATAATTCATTCTCTAATAATTTAGATGGTGTTGCTTTCTCATTAGCTGGTATTTCATTGGATTCGAAATCTCCTCATTATCCAAGTTTAATTACGGTACCTGCCGGTCAAACTTACGAAACGGGTAATTCTAGGATGTCGTTTATACAAGACGTTAATGGTGTGAAACAATTTGCTCCACCCATTACGAATTCATTTATAAGTTTCTCTAGAAGTGAAACTTATCGTTTTGATGGAAACGGAACAAACCATTTTACGCCAACTCATTTATTCGGAGCTGACAAGTGTTTAGGTGTGTGTATCAATACAGTTTATGAGACAGGACTTAAGACTTTAAACTGGCTTATAAGTTTAGACACTATCAGAAAGAATAGGCTAAATCAAACAATTAAGGGGTAAAATATGAGCACTAATAAATCAGATAGTAAGAAGATCGCATACCCAGGTTTTGATGAAGACTGTAATCGCTATTCACTAAGTCTTGATGTCAAACAACGTCTATCCCATCATCTTATACGCACTTTGAAAGGTAGCAGCGATGTATTTGTATCTCCACCATTTGAAGATATGGATATTGATTCTGTTCTTAGCGAGTTTGATGAACTATTTAACGCTAATAAGAAGTCCCTAACTGAAGATTTATTAGAACTTGAAATGGCAAACAGGTCTAAATTTGGACCAAGATCCATAGCTGTGCCATTCAAGGATAGAGTAGCATCAATAAAGGCACACTTCGAAGTGTCTTTACCTGTAGGAGGGCTAGATATAATTAAGACAAGGTCTAACAATAGATTGAGGTCACTAGCCGGCGCTAAAGCACTCAGCGCGCTTAAGAATAACACAAATTCCGGTTTACCATATTATACCAGAAAGAGTAGAGTTAAGGAAGGTCTATTAGATTCGCTTGAAAGTCAATTAAATATGGATTACCCTTGTATATTATTCACACGTACACAAGAAGGTAACAAAACACGCAACGTATGGGGCTACCCTATCTCAAATACGTTATATGAAATGTGTGTTTATAAACCTCTACTCGACTTTCAGAAAAGACAACCCTACAGAGCGGCCCTGAACGGTCCAGTATCCGTTGACACTGCTATAGCCACACTTATAAGAAGATGTGCGGGAAGCAGCGAGCTTCTGCTAGTTAGTATAGATTTCTCTAGTTATGACGCGACAGTGAAATCAGAACTCCAGGACATTTCATTTGATTATATTAAATCACTATTTCAAAAGAGTGAACATAATATGATTGATAAAATAGCGGAAACATTTAAAACAATTCCGTTGTGGACACCTTATGGTATATATAAAGGCAGCCATGGTGTACCCTCTGGGTCAGCCTTCACGAATGAGGTTGACTCTATCGCTCAAGCCACTATTGCTTTAAATTCGGGATTTGTAGATGTAGATAGTATGCAAATCCAAGGTGATGACGGTTGTTATCTCATAAAAGAGAAAGACAAAGAAGCATTCTTTAATGAATTTGAAAAGTATGGTTTGAAGCCGAATAGAGATAAAACATATACATCCGATAATTTTGTAATTTATTTACAGAATTATTATAATAAGAAATATACTAAAGAGGGTGTAATTCGTGGTGTTTATCCTGTTTATCGAGCCTTAAACAGAATAATTCATCTTGAGCGTTATCAAGATTTTGAGGAATATAATATGACAGGGAAAGATTATTTCTCTATCAGAGCAATCTGCATTTTGGAAAATTGCAAGTATCACCCTCTATTCGAAGATCTTGTCAAGTTCGTATTAAAATACGACAAATATTCTCTGGAATTTAGCGATCAAGGTTTGGTTCAATATATGCAGCGAATTGAACAAACTGAAGGAGTGAGAGATGTTATTAATAATCAAAGAGGCGATGATATCGGTGGAATCAAAGCTTTCGAAACTTATAAACTTATAAGAAGATTAACTAATAACAAGGCTTAATCCTGGGAGTATC